ACAAAAGTGACCCACGCCATGCAATGAACAGAGAACTTACTGGTCCATCTGTAATGATTGCAGTAGGAGTAAAACCACCTAAGAAAAAACCAGCAGAGCCAAAGAAAAAGAAAATGGCTAAAGGTGGGTACGCTAACTGTGGTGCTTCAATGCCAGCTGCTCAGAAATCAACTAAGATGGCATATGGCGGTATGGTTAAAAAGAAGTAGTAAGTATCATGAAACATAAAATCAAACGTATTGTATACAAATATCTAGCACTTGGCTTGTTACATTCTAGCAAGCCATTCCTTGCTATTGGCAATTGGCTGTGGCATATGCACCGTGTTGTGCTAGAGTGGAATAAAAACTAGTGAGCATCACAAGCTACCCGGAACTTGTAAGCATATCTTCTAGTGGCAATACAGTTGACTTTGCTGCTACGAAGACTGACGCATTCAATCGTCTACGTGTAAGTTCTCCACTAACTCTGTTTGATTCTAGCCATAGATTTGCTGATAATGATTTGTGGGTAGAGGACACTACAGGCACAGCAAGTTCTACATTTGTAGTTGCTGAAGGTCTTATTGACATGGACGTAGGTACAGCTTCGGGTGATGAGATTATCCGTGAGACTACTAAGGTGTTCTCCTACCAGCCGGGCAAGTCTTTACTGGTTCTTAATACTTTTGTATTTGATGAAGCTAAGACAAACTTGCGCCAGCGTGTAGGGTACTTTGGTACAAGCAATGGTATGTACCTAGAACAGACTGACACAACAGTAAACTTTGTAGAACGTAGTCTGGTCACAGGCAGTGTAACAGAAACACGTGTTGCACAGTCTAACTGGAATATAGACCGTATGGATGGCACAGGACCGTCAGGAATAACCTTAGACTTATCTAAAGCACAGATACTGTGGATGGACATTGAGTGGCTAGGACTAGGTACAGTACGTCTAGGCTTTGTTATTGATGGTGTGTTTATTCACTGCCACAGTTTCCATCACGCTAATCTAGTTACATCTACTTATATTACAACCGCCAGCCTACCTTTGCGCTATGAGATTACAAACACAGGCATAGTTGCTTCTGTAAGTAAATTGAAACAAATCTGTAGTAGTGTCCTATCCGAAGGTGGTTATGAACTACGAGGACTGCAACAAGCTATCGGTACACCTATTGCTACCCCATATGACCTTACACTTGCAGATACATACTACCCAATTATTTCCATTAGGTTGAAAACTAGCCCAGATAGATTAGATGCTATTATTATTCAAACAGCATTAAATATATTGGGTCTTACTAATAATGCAAACTATAACTGGCGTGTGGTTGCTTCAGGTACTACAACAGGCGGTACGTGGGTAAGTGCAGGTGCAAACTCTTCTGTTAATTATAATCTAACAGGAACAAGTTTTACTGGTGGTCGTATCCTTGCTAGTGGCTGGCTTCAAGGAAGTAATCAAGGAAGTTCAACTATTGATATTTTGAAGGAAGCCCTATTTAAGTTTCAACTAGAACGTGATACTTTTACATCTACACCGTTTGAACTGACACTGGTTGTTGCTACAGACAACTCTGGTTCTGATGTATATGCTAGTATGGACTGGGAAGAGATTACTCGATGACAACAAAAAACCGCACCGTTGGAGCAGAATTAACAACAAGTAATGTAGACCTGTATACTGTCCCTGCTAATTACGAAAGCACAATTAAATCTATATACATTAACAATGCCTCTACTAGCAAGGTAACATTTAGTTTAGACTGGTATAACAGCCAGAATACAACGTATTACACATTGGCTGAGACAGTTGAACTGCCAGCAAATAGTTTGCTACAGATTACGGACAGTTTGTACTTGTACAAGGCTGACAAGTTCCGTGGACTTGCTAGTGCTAATAGCGCAGTTACCGTTGTCTTCAATGTTGAAGAAACATTTATTGGTACTCGTACATAGGAGATAGGAGAGATGCCCCTCACAAAAAAAGGTTCTGAGATAAAAGCCGCAATGAAAAAGCAATATGGGGAGAAGAAGGGTGAGCAAGTCTTCTACGCAGCAGCCAACAAAGGAACAGTTAAAGGAGTGGCGAAAGGACAGAAGTTCGCGCCGGGTGGGTCAGTTGGAAAAGCTGGCAAATCGGCGAAGCCTAAAGCGCAGAGCAAAAGTAGAGTTAATGAAGCTGGCAACTACACTAAGCCAACCATGAGAAAAAGATTATTTGAAAAGATTAAAGCTGGCAGCAAGGGTGGTAAACCCGGACAGTGGTCAGCACGTAAGGCACAGATGTTAGCACGTGAATATAAGGCAGCAGGTGGGGGCTACAAGTCATAATGGAAAAGCAAATTGTTGGTGGCTTAATGGCGTTGCTTATGGCATTGGCTGCATGGAATATGAAAACTGTAAATGACCTTCAACTTGAAATGCGTGAGGTTATGGTGGGTCATGCTACTGCAAAAGACATTGAAGAATTACGTGCAGATGTCAGGCGGTTACAATGGATACTGCACGATGAGGCAGTAGATAGATAATAATGGAATGGTGCATGTCTTCATCTTACTTGTATACATCGGAACTGGAGAAAGCCGCTACCTTGCTAGTGGAGACATGTATTTCCGCAGTATTACGGACTGCAACTTCTATGCCCGTGAAGTGTCAAGACGTTATGGAAGCTACACCTATCGTGATTGGGTGGATGAACGAGACCGTGTTACCGCATATTGTGTCCCTAAGTATCTAAAGAAAGGCACAGTCGAGGTGTATTAAATGTTAGCAGAACTAGCCGCTGCTAACGCAGCCTTCGGAGTTATTAAACAAGCTATAAGCAACGGACGTGACATTGCAAGTGTTGGTAGTCAGATTGCTAAGTTTGTAGATGGCAAAGAAGACTTACAAAGAAAAGTAACAAATAAAAAGAATAGCCCATTTTATAGGGGTAATGACTTTGAAGAGTTTATGGCTCTTGAAGTTATCAAAGAAAAAGAAGAAGAACTAAAACAAATTATGCTATACGTTGGTCGTCCGGGATTATGGAACGACTGGCAGAAGTTTCAAGCAGAAGCACGTAAGGCCAGACTAGAAGCAGAAGAAGCAGCACGTAAACGTAAACAGAAAATACTAGAAACAATTATATTATCTCTGGCGTGTATAATAGGGCTTAGTGTTCTTGCTATTGTAATATACTTCGGACTAAAACGCAGAGGAATGTTTTAATGAAAAAGCCACAGAAAAGTCTAGTAGCATGGACAAAACAGAAGTGGCGCACAAAAAGTGGCGAGCCATCTGGACAGACAGGTGAAAGGTATTTACCTGAAAAAGCAATAAAGTCCTTGACAAGTGCAGAGTATTCTGCTACAACTAAAGCCAAACGAGAAGGTACACGTGCAGGACAACAATTTGTACGACAGCCGAAGCGCATTGCAAAGAAGACTGCACAGTTTCGCAGAGGAACTTAATATAAAGTTATTGCGTGAAGAGTTTCCTGATTTGGAAACGCGAGTTGAGATACTGCAATACGAGATAGGACAAAGATATGCTACAATCGCTCATAGGACCAGTAACAGGTCTACTTGATAAGTTTATTGAAGATAAAGACCAGAAGGCAATGCTTGCACATGAGTTAGCTACAATGGCTGACAAGCAAGCTAACAGTATTGCACTGGCGCAGATAGAAGTGAATAAGATGGAAGCTGCTTCAGGCTCTATCTTTAAAGGTGGATGGAGACCCTTTATTGGATGGGTATGCGGTATAGCGTTTGCATATCACTTTGTTTTACAGCCGCTGATTATCTTCGGTGTCAGTGTTGCTGGCATAGATGTTCCAGAACTACCAGAGTTTGACATGTCAACACTTCTTACGGTTCTTGGTGGACTACTAGGATTAGGAACATTACGCACCTATGAAAAATCAAAAGGCTTATCCAAGTGAGTTCCAAACAAATACTAGAGTGGAAAATTATTCCACGTTTTATGATGCTAGTAATAACTCTAATGAGTTGGCGTTGTGCGGAGTGGTTTATGAACTTGGAAGACCCGACAGCACCACAGTCAGCCTTTGTAAGCGTTGTGATGGGTGCTATGACAGGTGCATTCGGAATTTGGATGGGCGGCGAGAGCAGAAAAGTTTAACTAATGAAATACGATAAAAGCATATTCATACAAAAACTAATTGAGCATGAAGGCTTAGTGTTGCAAGTTTATAAAGATAGCTTGGGCATTGACACTATTGGAATTGGTAGAAACCTAGAAGACCGTGGCATCAGTGACGAAGAACTGGAAGACATGAGCATTGCCAGCATTGACCACGTGTATTCATTTGGCATTACAGAAGCAGATGCCATACTTCTAGCAGAGAATGACGTACAGATTGTTGAGAAAGAACTGCTGGATGCCCATCCTTGCATCGCAGAATTAGACGCTGTACGTCAACTTGTACTCATGGACATGGCATTTAATATGGGTGTGCCTCGTCTGTGTAAGTTTAAAAAGATGTGGGCTGCTATACACGATAATAATTTTACAGTTGCATCAAAAGAAATGCTTGACAGCAGGTGGGCAAGTCAGGTAAAATCACGTAGTACAAAATTAGCACACGC